CACTGAACACTACAACTCCGCCAACCTCAGAATCCACACTTGGCAACACAGGCTAAGAGGCACGCTACGAGCCCAGTTGCAGCCCCTGTTCCCATTCCTGAATGCCATGAACTTCGCCACAAGGGCTATGCCCCTGATCCAGGAACTCGGAGGAACCGTTGTCTTGGATGACGCCACGCTACTCTGGCCAGGCTTCGTGCAACTACTTTGCTTGGTCAACCCGACTATCACCGATGTAGTTATGACTGCCGACACTTGCCAGGCCCGCACCACCTTTGGCAAACCGGACTCGTTGGTCCGTGGCCGACCATCCACAGCTGAGTGGCTGCGCCAGTTCAATAGGAATTACGCCCTTGAACAGTTTCGTTACAGTGCGGAAATCGCAGAGACGTTTGGCCTTCCAATCCCACACTACGACCCCAACCTGGTTGAACCACGTGGATCCATCTATCTCGCAACTGCCTCACCACACGACATCCCAAAACTGGTGGTCAGCCCCCGCTTCGCGGAGACTCAGAATAATGGAGGTGTTCAGTGCACCACGTTTGCGGACATTCAAGGCCATACCATTGACGGCGATTACATAATTGACCTTACTGGCCTGACAACCACAGCCACCGACTCCGCTATCTGGACCGCCCTCACTCGCGGAAGAGGCAACATATTCTTGGTCATAGGCCCAGGGCTACTTCAACCCAAGACTATGGACGAACCACCCTTTGCCTCGAGCAACATTCTCTCCGCAATGGTGGCAGTGGCCGCTCGATCCCAGAGCTACCATATATGCACCGCCAACGACCCCGACAGACTGATTGCCAGAGCCGTCCAAAGCCACATCGCCCGCAACATCGGTATAGTTGCTGCCACACGCCTGGGTTTCATGGCACCTTCCCCCGCCGTCGGAAAAGCCGTAAGCGCCAAATACAGGGTGCCCTGGCTCAACCACCCCAAGACTACCGTCGGCGACTATTTCACAGCGCGCACTCTACGAGCCAAACAAGAAGGCAACAAAACGGGACCACCTGCCTTTTCCAAGCTTGAAGTGGACCACAGACACCGACGCAGCAAGATTAAAGACCTCCTCCGCCATTACGTGGCCGTCTGCGGTGACACACTACTTGAGGCCACTTCCACAAACTACCACCTGCCCACGTACCCGAATTTGAGCCTTTTGCATGACCCCGCGTTTAATATAGATCGGCCTTTCAATTCAGTCTATCGTGAATACAATTTGCCAGGCACACAGCAGTTCACTCACGTGCACATAGACGACGGCCCGGTTGGACCACAACATCATAAGGGCAATGACAAAGTCTTAATGGAGATCTCACTTAAGAAAAGGATTCGCATCCAAGACGAGGCAGACGGCTTCACCAGCCATGATCACATACTGGCACAGAAAATGTACAAAGGCCTAAAAAAATTTGTCGATGTCACCACCATTGCCCAAACGGGGCTGCAGCCTCATCTGTTCAATCGATGTGCAGACGCCTCGCTGTCGTCTTGGGTCAGCAAACGCACAACTGCCGCCGTCGAACGTTCCATCGCGAAGGATGACTTGCAACGCAGGCTTAACCAAGTCAGGCTTTTCCTGAAGCAACAAATTGTGAAGAAACCAGGCAAACTTTACCAAGTTGCCGGCCCCGGCCAAATCGTGTCAGAGTTCCCCCTCACAAAGCAGTTCAGGGACGCAACCTATGCAGCGTATGTGGAGAAAGTGCTGACAAGCCACGCTTACCCGAGCACTTACCTCCACAGCCGCGCTTCCCCTGATGAGATGAGCAAGTACTACCGAAAACACTGGCCCATGGGCTCTTCCACCGCCAATGATTTTACCGCTTGGGATTCAGGTTGCAATAAAAGCACCGTTTTGGCACTGTCCTGGTTCTTTCGAGCATGCGGTGTCCCCGAAGACTACATCGATACCTACATCTATGACCGCACTCATGTCTCCAGCTTCCTCGGACGGCATAAGACCAAACAAGAGTCTGGTGACCGATGGACCTGGCTCGCCAACACCATAGTCAACATGATGATCACT